CTGCAAGAAGAATGTGCTGAAGTAGTTGTTGCAGTTAGTAAAGTAAGACGCTTTGGATTAGACAAAAGTTATAAAGAAGGCGGCTCTCAGCGAGATCACTTGACACAAGAAGTTGGCGATGTTATGCTAATGATAGAGTTACTTGTCGAGCAAGGTGTACTTACAGTAGACGAGATAGACAGAGCAAAACAACGTAAAGCAGAAAAATTAAAAATATGGTCGAGGATCTATGAGTAAAATTAAAATTGCAGAACTGTTTTACAGTATTCAAGGCGAAGGACGCTATATGGGTGTGCCTTCTGTTTTCTTACGAACATTTGGTTGTAACTTTAAATGTGCCGGCTTTGGAATGCCTAAGGGTGAACTAAGCACAGAAGTCGAAGCAATAGCTTCGAGGATACACGAGTTTAAAAAGTATGAAGAACTTCCGTTGGTTAGTACTGGTTGCGATAGTTATGCTTCTTGGGATCCACGTTTTAAGGACCTTAGTCCTATGCTTACAACAGACGCCATTGCAGATAGAATTACGCAGATATTGCCCTTCAATGAGTGGCAAGATGAACATCTTGTTATCACAGGCGGTGAGCCACTCTTAGGTTGGCAACGTGCTTATCCAGATTTGCTTATTCATCCCAAGATGGCAAATTTAAAAGAAATTACATTTGAAACAAATGGCACTCAAAAGCTAACTCCAGAGTTTAAAAACTTTTTAATTGAGTGGCAAATGCCACATGTAGACTTTACACCAGAGGTTACTTTTAGTGTAAGTGCTAAACTAAGTTGTTCTGGTGAAGAAAGACACGAAGCAATTCGTCCAGATATTGTATGTGAATATGAAGAAGTTGGTTACGCATATCTCAAATTTGTAGTAGCCACAGAAGAAGATGCAGAAGAAGCAATTGAAACAGCAGACATTTACAGAGCCGAAGGGTTTACGGGACCCGTATATCTTATGCCAGTAGGTGGGGTGGAGTCTGTTTATACTCTTAATAATCGTAGGGTCGCTGAGTTAGCAATGAAAAATGGTTTGCGTTATAGTGATAGACTACAAGTACCATTATTCAAGAACGAGTGGGGTACCTAATGAATAAATTTATAGAAAAACTATTTGGCATTGACAAAATCAAAGCTGAGACCGAAGCAAGCATTAAGGCAGCAGAAGCATCCAAAAAGGTAGCTGAAGAAGCTGCCGCGGCTGCTGAAAGAGCTAAACAGGCAGAAGAAGAAGCCAAACTAACTCCTAAAGAGCGTGCCACTCGAAAAGGCGAACCTTGGGTTAGTGTGTTAGACACACATGTCAACAAAGAAAATATTCGAAACGGATTTTTTGAGCTTGACTGGAACGAGCTTTTTATTGTACAATTGAAGCAAGCCGGTTATGGTTTTGACGGTGATCCGGAAGAAGAAATTGTAGATCGTTGGTTTAGAGACATCGTCAGAAACATGTTATCCGAAGAAGGTCTGGATCCTACAAGGGGTGCAGGTTATATTAACGTAACGCCTATATCTAAAGGCAAAAGCGAATATTCATGACATATATCCTTGTTGATACTGCTAATACATTCTTTCGCGCTCGACATGTAGTTCGGGGAGATGCCAATATTAAACTTGGCATGGCTCTACATATTACCTTTAACAGTATCAAGAAAGCATGGCAAGACTTTGATGGCAGTCATGTTGTATTCTGTCTCGAAGGTCGTAGCTGGCGCAAGGACTATTACAAACCCTATAAAGCTAATCGAGCAGAAACTCGTGCGGCTATGACTGTTAAAGAAGCAGAAGAAGATAAACTGTTTTGGGAAACTTTTGATACATTCAAAGATTTCGTCATTAACAAGACTAACTGCACTGTACTCCAAAACTCAGTGCTCGAAGCTGATGATCTTATTGCTGGTTGGATTGCTAATCATCCTAATGACAATCATGTGATCATTTCAACAGATAGCGATTTTCATCAATTGATTGCACCAAATGTAAAACAGTATAACGGTGTCCTTGAAACACTGACTACACACGAAGGCATCTTTGATAAAAAAGGCAAGATGGTTATCGACAACAAGACCAAAGAGCCTAAAGATATTCCTAACCCAGAATGGATTCTGTTTGAAAAATGTATGCGTGGCGATACCAGCGACAATGTCTTTTCAGCCTTTCCAAAAGTTCGCAAGAATAAGCTACAAGAAGCATTTGAAGATCGTAAAAATAAGGGGTTTGCGTGGAACAACATGATGCTTCAACGCTGGGTCGACCACGAAGGTACCGAGCATCGTGTACTTGACGACTATGAACGTAACCGTAGACTTATTGATCTCAATCATCAGCCCGATCATATCAAGGCAGTAATTACAGAAACTATTGCAGATAATGCCAAAGCAAAAAGTGTAGACCAAGTTGGTATTAGACTACTAAAGTTTTGTCAACTATACGACATGAAGCGTATGATTGACGGTATTCAACAATACGCAGAGCCATTGCAGGCAAAGTACATAATGGAGAAACAATGACTGAAATTCACGCTAAGCCAATCGTAGACGGAAAATTCTGGATTATAGAACAGGCAGGAGAAAAAATTGGCACCCTGCATAAAAAAGAAAATAACAAATATATGCTAAGTTCAAAAGATGGTAACAGTTTCTTTGGCAAAAAAGAAGAATTAATCAAAGCATTTGGTAAAGATTTCTTTAGTGGCAAAATTAAAACCACTGTCAGTGCAACAGAGATTAGAGATGTACATGGATACCCAACCAGTTGCCATCCCTACAATCCAATGTTCAATGTTCAAAAACGCCTACCTCTTTTTACAAAGAGCGAAGCAAGTAAGAGTCTTTATTGTGCAGGCTACTATATTATTCGTTTTAACAAAGGCTGGGTCAAGAGTTTTTGTCCTAAGTTAATCACTATTGAAAGATATGAAAATCGAGGACCTTTCAAGACTGAACTTGAAATGAGACAGGTGCTTTCAAATGCCAAATCCGATTAATACTGCACCCATTCAACAGTTTATACAACAGGTAAAGTCTGCTGATTTAGGTCAACAAAAAGAAATTAGATTAGACATTAAGACAGCCAAGATGCTGTCTTTTTGTCTTTCTGAACTTACCTTAAAGTTACTTGAAGATCAAGACATACTGCTTAATAAATTACAACAGTCACAGGGCGGCGGCGATATAACTGTTCGTATGGATGGCGGGGGCTTTTCTAATAATTGATAAATATATACGTACATTAAGGACGTATATATGAGTAGACCAAAGCCAAAAGTACTGTTAGAATTCGTTAACAAGAAGACCTATAAGACTGAACAAATTCTGGAGTCCGATGCAATTTGGGCAGTATTCTACAAGGGCGAACCTTTTAATCTCAAGAGTTTTAACAGTCTAACAAGTTACCCTGGACCAAAATATAAAAAAGTAAGTTTTAGTAATCCCGGACATGCTATCAACTTAGCCAAGAAGCTAAATCAAATATTTGGGTGTCAAGACTTTGAAGTAGTCAAACTGACTGCTGGCGAAATTATTAAATGATTAGCCGCGAAACATACACAAAGATTTTTTTAAAAGCATTGGATCGAAGCTGTGACGATGCCAATGTTAAACTTTACATGACCAGACTATGGCAAAGTAAACGAACCAAAGAAACAGGCGGACTGCGATTGAGCGACGATGGATACGAGTTTTTGGTATCCGAAGTTGGACTAAAAGAATACGAAGTTCCGTTTTCGTCTAAAATTGAATTGAGTCCGCAGACTATTATATTTTTTGATCAATTTTTGGACTGCCCTTATTACTTAACTAACCAAAGTTTAACCGTTTTTACTGAGAAAAAGGCTTTTGAGCTTTACATGTTCTCAGATGATATCCGAAAATATGGGCTGGTCAAGGCTATGAATTCTCGCAAAGAGGATAGCCAAAACGAGCAAAACAGCTAAAAAATCGCTTGACGTAGGGGCTATGTTGTCATATAATAGACACATAGGCAGTTAGTTCTTAACACTTTTTAACCCCGGAGTATATATGAGCGAGATTAGTTCACGTACCGTTGGCCCGAAAGCCGCAAAGAAATCCATTCGTCGGGCTTTCAAAGCACAACGTCCAATTTTCCTGTGGGGTCCCCCAGGTATTGGCAAGTCCGATATTATCAAACAATTGGGCGAAGATCTAAACGCTCATGTTATTGATATCCGTTTGAGTCTTTGGGAACCTACTGACATTAAGGGTATTCCTTACTTTGACTCTAATATTAGTCGAATGAACTGGGCTCCTCCTATTGAATTGCCTGATGCAGAAATGGCTGCTCAACATGACAAGATTATCTTGTTCATGGATGAAATGAACAGTGCGGCTCCTGCTGTACAGGCTGCGGCCTATCAGTTGGTTTTGAATCGTCGTGTTGGTACTTACCGCATGCCTGACAATGTGTTCATTGTTGCCGCAGGTAACCGCGAAGCAGACAAAGGTGTTACCTATCGTATGCCTGCTCCGTTGGCTAACCGTTTCGTTCACTTGGAAATGAAAGTGGATTGGGATGACTATTTTACCTGGGCTACTGAAAATCGTATCCACAAAGACGTAGTTGGTTTCCTTACTTTCTCTAAGAAAGATCTCTACGACTTTGATCCCAAGAGTGCTTCTAAGGCCTTTGCTACTCCTCGTAGCTGGACCTTTGTTTCTGAACTCTTGTTTGACGACGACGAAGACGAAAACACTTTGACTGATTTGGTTGCGGGTGCTGTTGGTGAGGGTCTTGCCATTAAGTTTATGGCACACCGTAAGGTTGCATCTAAACTGCCTAATCCGTCAGACATTCTTTCTGGCAAGGTCAAGAAGATGGATACCAAAGAGATCTCAGCAATGTACTCTTTGACTGTGAGCTTGTGCTACGAGCTCAAAGATGCCAGCGACAAGAAGGTTAAAGATTGGAATGACCAAGTTAACTACTTCTTCGAATTTATGATGAATAACTTCGAAACTGAATTGGTTGTTATGGGTACCAAACTTGCTCTTACCCAATACCAACTGCCGTTGGATCCGGACGAGATCAAATGCTTCGATGACTTCCATATCAAATATGGTAAGTACATTGCAGCCGCCACTGAGAAGCGTTGATTTGGTTTGAGCACCATTTGACAGGACCTTTGGGTCCTGTTATAATATATACTGTATAAACAGGAGCAAATTATGTCACAACTCGATCCTATTGTAGATAAAATTGTAGTAGCCCGTATCGGTCTACTGCTACGACACCCATTCTTTGGTAATATGGCTACTCGTCTTAAGATTCAAGATGCAAGTGACTGGTGTCAGACTGCGGCTACAGACGGTCGCCATCTTTATTACAATCGCGACTTTTTTGACAAATTGAGTCCTAAAGAAGTTGAGTTTGTGGTTGCACACGAAATCTTGCACAATGTATTTGATCATATCAGTCGTACCGAAGGTCGCAAGAAGAACATTTGGAATGCCGCTATTGACTACTGTGTAAACGGTCAATTGGTTCGTGATCGAATTGGCGATATGGTTAAGAGCATTAAGATTTTCCATGATCCTAAGCACTACGGTAAGAGTGCAGAACAAATCTATGATGAGATCTATGACGACATGGATGATCAAGAACTAAGTGCCCTCGGTCAGTTACTTGACGATCACATCGACTGGAGCGATAAGGAAGGCGACCGCCCTTCTTACTCTAAAGAAGAATTGAAAAAGATTCGTGACGAAATTCGCGAGGCGACTGTTGCGGCTGCTCAGGCTGCGGGTGCAGGTAATACTCCTGCAGAAGTTCAACGTATGATTCGCGAACTGACCGAGCCTAAGATGAACTGGCGTCAAATTTTGCGTCAACAAATCCAAAGCACTATCCGCAATGACTATACCTTTGCTCGTCCAAGCCGTAAAGGCTGGCACACTGGTGCCATTTTGCCAGGTATGAACTTTGACGAAACTATTGATATCTGTGTGTCT